ACCTTTGTCGGCATTGCCTCGGTGGCAAAGAGACCGCAGTCGTTCGGCCACATCGACTTCATGCTGGTTGATGAAGCGCACTTGATAAGCGACAAGGATAACTCAGCGTATGGTAATTTCATCGCAGGACTGCGACTGGTAAACCCTAATCTCGTTGTCGTGGGTTTTACAGCGACTGCCTTCAGATCCGGTTTGGGATCCTTAACCGATGGAAAGATCTTCGACACTGTGGCCTTTGACATGAGCGACGGCGAAGCGTTCGTTTGGCTGGTCAACAACGGATACTTAATCCGCCCAGTGCCACGCTTTCCAGGGTTCGCGCTTAACGCGGACAATGTAAAAATAGTCGGTGGTGAGTTTGACGCACAAGACGCTGCCGACCAGCTTTTAAGCCAAGGCATCATCGAGCGTGCGGTAGACAAAACAATCGCCGTGGCCAACGCCGAAGGTCGCCGTGCATGGCTTGTCTTTAATCAGTCCATTGAGCACGCTGAGTTAGTGGCGGACATGCTAACCACCAAAGGGTACCCGACAGAAGCCGTACACAGCAAAAGATCAGACGGCGACGACGTTCTGGAACGTTTTAAACGCGGTGAGCTTCGCGCTGTTTGTAACATGGGACGGCTGACCACTGGGTACGACTACGCTGGCATCGACTTGATATGCATGCTGAGGCTGACCAGATCTCCTGGACTTCACGTGCAGATGATAGGACGTGGTACGCGACCTGACTTCGCCGCTGGCTTTGATATACGGACGGTCGACGGTCGATTGGCAGCTATTCAAGCCAGCCACAAGCAGTCAACTACGGTCCTCGACTTCACAGGAAACACCGAAAGACTCGGTCCAATCAACTACCCGAACCTACCAAAGAAGAAGGGTAAAGGTGGCGGAGATGCGCCAACGAGGCTTTGCCCTGAGTGCGATACTTACAACCACATAAGCAAAAGAAACTGCGAAGAATGCGGATACGAGTTTCCGGTTAAGGAAAAGATACTGGCGAAGCCGAGCGAGGCTAAGCTCGTGGAATCAAGAGGCATGGCCAAGATTGATCTGAATCTTCAGCCGCCGCCGAAGGAGATCGAAATTATGGATGTGTCGCTCATATCCTTTTCAAGGAACCTCGGCAAAAAAGGAAAGCCAGACACCCTGCGCGTCGACTACTCTTCCAACACGCGTAGGGTGAGCAGCTTTGTGTCGTTCGATGCTGTTCCGAAGTCGTTTGCCTACACTCACGCGGTAAGGTGGTGGCTCAAGCACGAGCCTAACAAGCCCGCGCCAACAAGCGTGGAGGAGGCTCTTGAGGCGTCAAAGACGATGCGCAGGCCAAAGTTTATCAAAATTACGATTAGCGACCAACCTCCTGATGTGGTCGCCTACGACTTTGTGGGTACCCGCTTTGAGTTGCCGCCGTCCGCTGGTGGTCCGCCGCTGCAGGAACCCGAGAAGTTTACGCCTATTATCGTGGATCCCCTGGCAAGGGAGCTACCTCCAAGAAACGCGGATCTTGCGCGTACGACTTACGATCAGGATGCTTTCGATGACATTCCCTTTTAGGTGAGGACTGCGCAATGAACCAGAACGCTAACGAAGTACAAAAGGCCATCTTTACAATGCTTGAAAAAGCGGCGCTGCATCGGTCCTGCTTGAGTTGCGAACACTTTACGGAGGCTACCGAAGGCTGCGCACGGGCATCCGGTGGCCGTCCGCCTGCTCGTGTTATCGTGACCAGCTGCTCAGGGTACGAGGAACGCATCCCTTTTTAATTTCACCGCGCACTTACTTTAAGGTTGACCCCGAAAAACTTATGCTTTAGACGTCGACCTTATTGGCTGCTATAGCCGCCCACGCACAAAAAGCCCAGGAGCCTAAAATGGACGACGACGCAAACGAAACTCTTGCATCTATCAACTTGGATCAGCCAGCGACCGAACCGGCAACTGCGCCCGAAGCTTCTGCGGAGGACGTCAAAAAAGTCGCCGTTGTGACGCCGCCCACCGCCGAAAAAGCCGCGAAGATCTGGTCCGTGGCCAGCGACATTTCGCAAGCACACCAGCGACCAGCTCTTCTGCACGAAGTGATTGAAAAGCTGAGCGAAGAAGGCTCGGACATCGGTCAGGGTACGATTGGTGCGCAATATACACGGTGGTGTACCTATTTCGGGGTGACCAAGGAAATGCGGAAGGCGCTCCGCTCAAAGCTTGATCCGAAGGCGAACGAGCGTTCCGAGAAGGCCGCTGCCAAAGCCGCCGAAAAGGATGCCGCCAAGGAGGCTAAGCTTGCTGAGAAGGCTGCGGCCAAGGAAGCAAAGGTCGCTGAGAAAGCGGCTGCTGAAGCTTCAGCCTTGGCGGATGCCGAAAAGGCGCGGCAATCGGTTTCTTGGAACAAGCTGCCCGACGACTTCAATCTCGGAACCATCGGCTGACCAAGTCCTCCCTGACGGTCTAAGATGGTTAATGGACGTCCAGATGAACTGGACGTCCATTTTCTTTGTCTTGACCTGGCAAGTTTAACTCAGTATGACACAGAGCATAAGCTCAACAGAGGAAACCACCAAAATGCGCAGCGCACTTCGATTTACCAAGGGAGCTGTCAAAGAAAACGGATCCTCCCCCGAAATGGCCTACTACCAGATAAGCAACGGTCGCATCACCAGCTTTAACGGAGTTATTGCCATTAGCAGCCCCATCGCTGTGGACTTTGATGTCACGCCGAAGGCGGATATCTTTCATCGCGCGATTCAATCATGCGGCGAAGAGATAAGCCTCACGCTTTCCGATAACCAGCTGCTCTACATTAAGTCGGGTCGCTTTTCCGCCTACGTACCGTGCCTCTCGTACCCAGCTTACCAAGCGGTACCCGATGGCGTCTTGTACGAGCTGCCGAGTGGGTTCACCAATATTTGCAGGCAGGTGTTTCCAGTCGTCACGAAGGACGCCAACGCGACTTGGGCTGGAGTTATTCAGGCCGAAAACGGATGCCTGACAGTCACCAACAACGCCGTGGTGCTCCAGAGCTGGGTAGGCTTTCAGACGCCGCCGTTCGGCATCATTCGCGCGGCTGCACAAGAGGTGATTCGAATTGGCGAGGATCCGACGCACGTGCAGATATCGGAGTCGAGCATCACGTTCCATTACTCGGAGGGTCGGTGGCTACGCGCGCAGCGTCCGCAGGTCGAGTGGCCTAGCGCACACGTGAACAGCGTCCTCGACGGTAAGACTCCGCCAAACCTTCAAGACATGCCATTTGAGTTTTTTGATGTGCTTGAGGTACTGCTGCCGTTCCTTCCATCCAGCAGCTCGGCGGTTAAATTTGAAACCGGTAAGTTCACGACTGGCGACAACTTTACCGGAGCCACGGGGGAGGTGGACTCCTTGGTGGCTGGTCCATGCTTCAATGGGAACTACCTTTTTATGCTACGAGACTTTGCGGAGCAGATCGACTTTGCGGCGTACCCAAATCCATGTTTGTTTCGCGGAGCGAATTGCCGAGGAGCAATCATTGGACTTAACTCGTGAGCGTAGGTCTTTTCTGGGAGGACGTTCCCAAGGTCGCGTCCACACGCCGAACTTCCGAAGCACGCTCAATGCCACCAATTCCACCATCCTCTTGGCGACCTCCAGAGTTCCCCAATCTATCGGCAGCCAAGGTAATCGGTATCGATACCGAGACCAAAGATCTTGAGCTTACTACGGCTGGTCCTGGATGGGGAAGAAACGCAGGTCACATCGTAGGCGTCTCCTTGGCTGTCTCGGACGGATCAAGTTGGTACTTTCCAATGCGCCACGAGACGCAGCCTGAGATGAATATGGATCCTGATCAGGTGCTTCGCTACTGCCAGCACGTTCTCGGAGACAATCGTCCGAAGGTGGGCACGAACCTTATCTACGACATCGGATGGCTGCGCCATGAGAACGTCCACGTGGGCGGGATGCTCTACGATGTACAGTTCGCTGAGGCTCTGCTTAATTCCGAAACCCCCAGCGTCTGTCTGGAAAGTCTGGCGAGCCGATATCTGGGTCTGGGGAAGGCCTCCGAGGCTCTTTACGAGTGGCTGGCCCTGTGGCTCGGAGGAAAGCCGAATGACCGCCAGCGTGCGCACGTTTGGCGCGCTCCGCCGTCCTTAGTAGGTCCCTACGCGGAGTCCGACGCCGCCCTGCCGATTAAGATACTGGAAGCGCAGTGGCCGCAGCTTGAACGACGCGGAGTGCTTAACCTTTTTCACATCGAGAGTAGGCTTATTCCGCTGCTTGTCGCAATGCGAATGAAGGGCGCTCCTGTTGACGTTGATGTGGCCGAACAGACCTACGAGGAGCTGGGAGGTGAGCTAATTAGGATTGGGAGGGTTCTGCGCGACATCGTGGGGTTCGACGTTAATCCAAATGCTGGAGAGAGCATTAAAGTTGCTTTTAATCACCTGAGCATTCCAGTTCCTATGGTGGTCAATAAAAAGACAGGCGACGAGAGTGCGTCGTTCGCAGCAGGACTACTCGAGAAGATAGATCACCCTCTTTGCGAGGCTATACTGGAGTACCGACGTACAGCAAAAGTGCGCGACACATTTATCAAGTCGTACATAATCGACAAGAACGTAAACGGTCGCATCCACTGCACCTTTCATCCACTTAAGGGTGACAAGAATGGCGCAAGATCAGGTCGGTTTGCGAGTTCGGATCCGAACCTCCAGAACATCCCAAGTCGCACCGAAATGGGAAAGCGCGTGCGACGTGCCTTCGCTTCTCGCGACGGTCGTAAATGGGCGAAGTGGGATTTCAGCCAGATCGAGTATAGGATGCTGGCGCACCACGCAGTCGGTCCAGGATCAGATGAGCTTAGACTTTCATATAACGCGGATCCAAATACGGACTACCACGCGCTTACCACTGAGCTTATTAGACTACAGACTGGTGTGGTGCTTCCGCGAACTAACACTAAGAGCATCAATTTTGGTCTGATCTACGGTATGCAAGAGCCTAAGCTTATCCACAATCTAGGACTGTCCAAGGCTGACGGTAAGGCACTGTTTATTAAGTACCACGAGGCAGCTCCATTTACCAAGGCGACCATGGATGCCGCCGCAGATGAAGTCCGCGCGCTTGGCTACGTAGAAACTATTCTTGGGCGCAGGTCGGACTTCGATAGCTGGTCTTCCAAAACCTACGATCCGAAACGCACTGCGCTCAGCCATGACGCAGCCTGCGCCAAGTGGGGATCTTCGAACATAGAGCGTGCGATGCTGCACAAGGCGCTTAACCGGAAGCTTCAAGGCGGAGCAGCCGATGCTATGAAGAAGGCCATGGTCGACGCGTACGAGGCAGGATTGTTTGCTGACGATGCATGCGGGATTCCGCTTCTCACTGTCCACGATGAGCTTGACTTTGAGGTTGACGATAACTGCCAAGGCGAGCACTGGACGGAGTTTAAGCGGGTCATGGAAAACGCCATTCCGAGCCTTCGCGTTCCAGTTCGCATGGACCTTTCCATTGGCGATAACTGGGGAGACGCTGACTGATGGCCGATGGTCTATCCGCTAATCCATGCCCGTTTTGTGGCGCGTCCATGAGGTCGATTTATGATCGTGTGGGCATTCCGTATAAGCACGAGCATCCTCCAGGAGGAAGATGTCCAATGGAGGGTCGCGTAATTGGCGGCGACCAAACGGAACTATGGAACTCGGCACGTGTACTTCACATGGAAGTTTTAAACGACACACCGACATTTAACTGGACCAGAAACGGAAAAGCGGTTAACCTGAAGATGATAAACGACACGATCCTCTTTTTGATTCAGGAAGCGAGCAAACTCAAATGAAAAGCAGAACCGACAGTGCGCACAACAAAGCGGACGCCCACTTTGTCGACCTTCGCAACGGCGGCAACCTTCCGGATGAGACGGTAATGTCAGGACTACACTACTCGCTGATTCTGCTTGCGTCAGGTTTGGTGGCATTGGGCGGCATCGTAGGCGCTTGGTGCGTTCTGGCGATCATGCAAGCGCTGGGAGGTTACTGACTATGCTACGAGATAAGCTGATTGAGATAATCGGTGATGCGCTGATTGAAAGCATGGGAGATCATTCCGCTGTTGCTGACGCCATCCTTGCCGCACTGCCGGGGATGATACCGGAGCTGGTTTGGGAGCGGGTGGACCTTTGTTGCTGGGGCCAAAATGCCAAAGACGGGATGGGCGGATTGTATCGCATGACATGGGAGTTTGGTGTTGGGCCAAAGGGCGAGGACACGTTCTTCACGGTCCAGTTTAATTACATCGGCATCTATTCTGGTTGGTCGTTCGATGCTGACATAGCAATGGCCGCAGTCAACGCCCACCACCGCGCCGCCATCGCCCAAGCTGCGGGGTGGACAGCATGACGGAGATCCAGCATACGTACCTCCCGAATCTTTGTATGTGGTCCAGCAGGCCGTGCTATACCAAGTGGAGCGACTTCGTGATCGGAAGAAGGGAGACTCTCCGGTGCTTGGCGGCAAACGGTCGTGTAAAGGTATCAGCGTACATCGATGCTAATGGTCACATGAGATACACTGGTCCCGTAACCTTGCCCAAGAAGAGAACCAGTCGAATAAAGTATCGTATAAACGTGATACTTAAACAGCGAGGTATCGAGGCGTGAGTATAGTTTTAAGCTGCCCTTCTTGTCTGGGCAACCCCAAGCTTCAAGTTGTCGAAAGTCAGCCTCGAACTTACGGAGGTGTTTCGACTGTGTGGAGACGAAGAAGATGCGCGATTTGTAAAGAGACATACTCGCGCACAGTAGAAGTGCCAGCCGACTGGGCGGATGATCTGTTCAGCGAAGATTAAAAGGAAAAACCAATGAAGATGCTCTATGCTATTATTGCGGCAATTGTTCTGGCGGCATCGCCAGCCATCGCCAAGCCTGGATGCAACGCATCCTGCCTGATCGCCAAGCTACCCGGTGGCGAATTCAAGAGGGTAATCGAAGAGGTGAACATCGAAGACCAACGCGTCGTCGATGGCAACTTCGACGCTTCCACTGGCGTGCTAACGCTTTACACCCAGGACATGGCCGCAGGTGCTGATGGTGACATCAGCCGCCGCGCTGTCGTCGTGAAGGGCTTCGAGGCTCTGCAAGGCAAAGACGGTAAGCAAGGCAAAGACGGTACCAATGGCCGAGATGGTCGAGATGGTATCAACGCCGACACATCCGAAATCAACGCCCAACTGAGTCGCATTCGCGGACAGGCCAGTGCAGACCGTGCCGCTGGTAACCTGCAAACCAGAACACCCATCGCAGGCCAGTGGACGGGATCGTTCGGACTGAGCGGAGCAGGTGCCTCAGTCGATGGTATCGCTGGCGGCGTACGCTACGGCCTCAGTGATCGCTCTGACCTCTATCTGGTAGTAGGCAAGGCATTCAACGGAGGTACATCCTGGGGTGCAGGAGCAACATTTATCCTCGGCGGAAACTAACCGTCCTCGGTGACCAGCGCCTCCAGACCAGGGGCTGGCATCTTAACCCAGCAAATGGAACAGACCAATGAAAACCACACTAACCGCGTTGACCATCGCCGCATTGCTTTCTGGATGCGCGTCAAAGCCGCAAGATATATCCGCCGCCTACGTAAGTCCCACGGGATACGCAAGCATGTCCTGCGGCGCGATGAACGCAGAGGCTGGTCGCATCAATCAACGACTGGCGATTGCTACAGGCCAACAAGAAAAGGCGGCCAGCAACGACGCAGCAATGACTGCCGTAAGCCTCATTCTTTTCTGGCCTGCCGCATTCTTCATCAGCGGCGACAAAAGCACAGCCGCCGATCTTTCGAGATTGAAGGGTGAAGCAGAAGCCGTCCGATCAGCTGCTATGCAGCGAGGGTGTTAGGTGAGCGGTAAGCTTCCTGTAGTTGTACGCGGTCAGCATTTTCCTTCGCTGGCCGCGTGCGCAAACCACTTTAAGATTAACCCATCGACTGTCGGTCACGCAAGGAATACGAACCGCTTGGACTACGTAGGTACCGGTCAAAATATAAGCCGACCTGTTCGTATGGATGGCGTTAACTACCCGTCAATACAGTCGGCGGCCAGAGCACTTGGCATGAACTTTTCAACACTGCAAACACGACTTAGGAAGGAACGTGAGTCATAAACGGCATGGTTTCGCCCCCATTATAATTGCATTCCTGGCATCCAGCCATGTCAGGCCTGCTTTGTATGCTGGACCTGCCAGATACCAGCGCGCCATAGCGGCAGGCATGTGACTTGCCATACGTTGCGCCCAGAACGCCCGGTCGCTGCCCACAAGGGGCATGCCGTTGCGTGTGGGGGCATGGAAGCCAAGCATCGCACTTGGTGTCACACAGCCCAGCTTCACGAGCATGACGCAGGCACTTGCGCACTGGCCCTCAATCCGAACAATGCACCCTGACTTATCGGCCCATCGCGCAACGGCTGTCGCATCCGAGATGCTGCCGCCCATATGTGTTGCGATGATCAGGGCGCAGAGCATCAGATGTCCACCACCACATGCGTCAGACCCATTGCAGCCAGCGTTGCCAGTGCATCATCTCCAGCGCACGCAGTCAGTTTGTCAGGCGCTACATCAACAGGCTCTAGGCTGAACACCAGCGCCGCCTGTGCGCGATTGGCACCTGCCATGTTGACGTGGTTGTCGGTGTCCCATGCGGGGCGCTGTAGTGATGTCTGTGCTGTTGTGGTGAATGTTTCAGACACAGGCAGAGAGGCGCACGCGTAGAGGTTGCCTGCTGCATCCTGCCAGTTCAATGCGCCATAAGTAAGCGCGTCAGCGGGGCCGGAGCCTAGAACCATGGCAAGGTTGTTTGCGTCATCCCGCATCGCGTCCGGGCAGGCGATTGTCAGTCTCATAGTGTCACCCCTGTCTTTTCTGCTAGGTAGGCTTTGATCAATGCCAACTCACTTGCTGATAGCGCCTTATCAGCAATAACAGTTCCGTACATCTTTCCCCTACCGTACTCACTAGTCCCGTTGACAATAGAAAAAAGGTAATACACTCCGGTTCCTGTATCAGAAACACGAGTGTTTACGGCTGAGTCAGAAGTGGACGCGCGGCTGTAAGTCTCAGTGCTGCCGTCTTTATTTACGGAATAAACGTCCGCGCCAATACCACTAAATCCAGAATTGAATTGCGTTGACCAGTAGTGATTGCCTAAGTTGTTAACTCCGTTAATTCTTGAGCATAGGCCAAAAGTTTTTCCCGTCATCCTCGATGTCCCGCTGTGCACAATATGCGATATCGCACCGACTTGTGCTTCGGTTAAAGCCCCCACGCCTATAAACCTGCTACCATTTCCAAGTGTGGCTTCCAACGTAGTTACCATTGCGTCATCCAAACCATTAAACGCCAGCCATGACAGCCCGCCGCCCTCGGTGTATGTTGGGCGCTGGGCGGATATGGCTTGCGTGGCGTGGTTGCCGTTGCCTGACTTATCCAGCATCAGCCCCACAGGCTGACCCGATGCAGTTACGGGCGTGGTGCCTGCGCTATCTTGGAACAGCGTGGACAGGTCGCTGGGATCATACCATGCGCCCTCTGTGCCGCCTGCGAATAGGGCAGCGGGGGAGAAGCCGCCGGAACTCATCATAGACCCCAGCGACAGACCCATACCGATCATCATTAGCGCAACCCCACCAAACTGGTGGCAGTCGTGCCAGTTGCGTAAACTCGGGAAACACGCACGGGCAGAATAGTGCCAGCCGCAAGCCCAACGAATGTCACATCCACGCCGCCATCCTGCATGTCAACACGGAGGTTGCCGCCGCCGCCGATGTAAATGCCTCGCGTTGCGAATGCCAGATCAGCGCCATTGTTCGGCGTGATGGCAAGCGCCTTCGTAGCAGGCATAGATTGAGCATCTAGGCCGTTGTGAACTCCAAAGTCATCTGGTGCAGGCATGGTGAGTCTCCTCTAAGCTTCGTTTGAAAATTAATTAGTGCCAGCATCGAACTTGGCGATTACCGCCCGTCCAGCGCGCTTGGACCTTGGCCCCCCGTCGATCACAAGCGCACCAGCAAGATCGGCCATTGGTCCGCGCAGACCAGCTACCAGCGCGCTATCGCTTGTCCTTGCGCTTGGACAGCCACTTAGTGTCATCATCAGGATCCCCGCGACCAATATCCGCATTTTGCATTGCCTCCGTTGTTTCTTGGTAGTCCTGATTAGCCTGATTTTGCGCCCCAACGCGCGCCGCCCGTACGCCACCCCGCCTTCCGACCAGCCAGGCTAGGGCAGCTGCGAGGATGGCCCCCAGCGCCGCCCACAGCTCGCCGGGAATGGCGCTGAGGATCGCGCCGATCACCGCCCCATCCCTTTACCGAGAATAATCAGGAACACCAGAATCCCGATGACCACCAGCGCGACCATCACGGAG